GCTATTCTTAAAAACGAAAAGAAAGCTAGAAACGAAGACAGAAACAAAAGAGTTAAGCAATACATTGAACTTAAAATGCTCAAAGGTCATTCATTGGAAGACGCAAGTAGAATGGCAAGAGGCGTGATTGATAATCAATGACACATGGCAAAATCACTTTTTAAATACACAGTAGGAGGATCAGTATTAGGAGCAGCTACTTCTAATGCTACAGGAATTACTGGCGAATCTGTTTTTAATTACGTTAAAAGCAATCCTTTGGAATCAGCATTGGCTGTAGCTAGTATACATCCAGCAATAAGAGTAGGGAAGTTTGCATATAAAGGTGCAAAAACATTACTAAAAGCATATAAAAATAGACCAGTAACTCTATACAGAGGAGTACCAAATGTAGGTAAAGAATCCTTAAGTGAAATAAAAAAAAGAGTAAAGATTAACAATATAAATGATAAAAATAGATTTCTAAAAGGTGGGGGAAATCTTAAAAAGACTTATGGTAGTTGGTTTACAACAGACAAAGCTACAGCAAAACAATATGCAATGTATAATCCTATAGACAAAACAAAAAGACCATTAAAAGGTTCTTTGTTTAAAGTAAAGGTAGATTTAAAAACATTAAATAAAATTAAAAAAGAACAACCAAGACATTGGAGCCATGCTAGATGGATGAACGATTCTTCAAGAGAGTTTTATGGAATTGTTCCAGCATCAGTTAGACGTCAAGCAAAAAAATTATGAGCTATCATTCAGTAGAAAAACTACGTAAATACAATCATGGTGCTATGGCTAAACTAAGAATAGTGGTCAAGATGACGCACATGAAAGACCATCCTAAAGAAGCCCTGACTGATTATGAGGCAGACAGGGTGCTTGAATCCTTATCTGAATTAACATTGGAGAAACTGTACAGACTAGCAGTGAACAATAATGTCACTCAACTATAAGCCAGACGGCGAAGTACTTAAACAATTCATGAAAGACGATATGTTCTTTAGAGCCATTCGTGGACCTGTAGGTAGTGGTAAATCGGTTGCTTGTTGTATTGAGATAATGCGTAGAGCATTACAGCAAAAAGCTGGTGCTGATGGCATTAAGCGTTCTAGGTGGGCTGTTATAAGAAACACTAACCCACAATTGAAGACAACCACAATAAAAACTTGGATTGACTGGTTCCCTGAAGATGTATGGGGAAAGTTTATGTGGTCAGTTCCTTATACTCATAACATCAAAAAAGGTAACGTAGAGTTAGAAGTTATATTCTTAGCCCTTGATAGACCAGAAGATGTTAAAAAACTATTGTCACTTGAGCTTACAGGCGTGTGGGTAAACGAAGCTAGGGAAATACCTAAGTCAATTATTGATGCATGTAGTATGAGGGTAGGAAGATACCCATCAATGCGTGATGGTGGACCAACATGGTATGGTGTTATATGTGATACCAACCCTCCTGATACTGACCATTGGTGGTCAATTCTATCAGGCGAATCTATTATCCCAGATTATATTACTAAGCAGGAAGCTAAGATGTTAGTGAAACCTGATAACTGGAGGTTTTTTAATCAACCCCCAGCTATGCTTGAAGTGAACAATGAGAGAGGTGAACTAGACACCTATCAAGATAATCCTACCAAAGAAAATGGGAAAAACCTAACAAAAGATTATTATAAAAATATTGTTAGAGGTAAGACTAAATCATGGATTGATGTCTATGTTTTAAACAAACTAGGACAAGTAGAGGATGGAAAGCCTGTATATGAGATGTTTAGTAAAGATGTACACGTCGCTAATAGCGATGTAGCTATTGTTCCAGATACACCAATCTATGTAGGAATAGACTTTGGATTGACACCTGCGTGTGTGTTTGGTCAAAAATGTAGAGGCAGATGGCTTATCATAGATGAATTAGTAGCAGAAGATATGGGTATATTACGCTTTAGTGACATCATGAAACAGAAAATGGCAGAGTATTTGCCACGTGAATTCATAATATTTGGCGATCCAGCAGGAGACCATAGGGCGCAGACAGATGAATCTACGCCATTTCAAATACTTAGAGGGCGTGGAATTACAGCAAGACCTACACATTCTAACGATGTTACATTGAGATTGGAAAGTGTTAGTGCTACATTACAGAGAATGGTAGATGGTGAATCTGGAATCTTAATAGATCCCAAATGTAACAATCTAGTTAAAGGATTCGATGGTGGGTATCACTATCGTAGGATGCAAGTATCTGGCGAAAGGTATGATGAAAAGCCGAATAAGAACAGATTCTCGCATGTACATGACGCATTACAGTACATGATGCTAGGTGCAGGCGAGGGAAGAAGTTTGACAGTTGGCTCAAAACCGAGTAAACCTGTAGTTGCAAGAAAAAATTTTAATGTCTTTGAATTAAAACCAAAGTCATTATACGACAGGAGAAGATAATATGTGCAGTATAGGAGGAGGATCCCCGCCGCCGCCACCACCAGAAAGCGAGGAAAGCAAACAACGCAGAAAACAAATGCGTGAAAACGAGCAACAAGATAGAGAAGTACAAAAAGAAGAAGACTTACAACGCAGGATTGCTTCATTTTATGGTACAAGAGGCAGAAATAGTTTGCTATCAGCTGCTGCAAGAGGTGGCTCAGGCTTTAAATTAGACAGTAGTTTAATGAGTAAAGACAAATTAGGAGCATAACTTGGTAGTAGAAGCAAAGATTGAACCACAAGTAAACCCAAGCGAATCTCAAGTCAAGCAAATACTTAGACGCTACGAACATGCCAAAATGATTAAAGATCAATGGAATGGCACGTTTGAAGAATGTTATGAGTATGCTTTGCCACAAAGAGAATCGTTTTATCAAGAACAGGCAGGTCGTAGAAGAACCGATAGGATATTCGATGAGACTGCTGTTGTTGGAGTTCAAGAGTTTGCATCTCGTCTACAGTCAGGAATTGTGCCTAACTATGCAAGATGGGCTGATTTTGTAGCAGGTGTCGAAGTACCACCTGAAGCAAGAAAAGAAGTTAATGCAATGTTAGATGAAGTAACAGAGTATGTGTTCGAGATTCTACAAAACTCTAACTTCTCCCAAGAAATACATGAATCATTTCTTGACATTGCATTAGGCACAGGAATCTTATTAGTAGAGGAGGGAGACGCAGTAAACCCTATAAGTTTTAAATCTATCCCATTACCTCATGTTTATATGACATCTGGGCATGATGACAAGATTGATTACATATTTAGAAAAAGAAGAATAAGGGCAAAAGAAATGGCTATTGCCTATCCTAATGGAGAGATGTCAGAAAAAATGATGATGGATTTTGAAAAGAATCCAGATAAAGAGTGCGAGATTATAGAGACTGTATATAGAAATTACAGTAATACTAAAGAAGAACAGTATCATTTTTGTGCTGTATCTAAAGAACATGAATTTAAAATATACGAAGAACAATATAAAGGACTAGGTTCAAACCCATATTTAGTCTACAGATGGTCTAAATGTGCAGGTGAAACTTATGGTCGAGGACCATTGATGTTGGCTCTGCCAGCAATCAAAACAGCTAACTTAACAGTAGAATTAATACTAGAAAATGCACAAATGTCTATAGCTGGAATGTTTCAGGTTGAAGATGATGGCGTAATAAATACTGATAATATACAACTTATACCGGGAACTATCATTCCTAAAGCACCCGGATCATCAGGATTGCAACCAATTCAAGCACCCGGAAACTTCAATGTAAGTGACTTGGTACTACGTGATATGCGTACAAATATTAAAAAAGCTTTATATAACGATATGTTAGGCAACCCAAACGAGAAAACACCTATGTCTGCAACAGAAGTAGCAGAGAGACAAGCTGATTTATCACGTCAAATTGGTGCTGCGTTTGGTAGATTACAAGCAGAAATGGTAACGCCAGTCCTACAAAGGGTAATTTATATTCTTAAAAAGCAAGGAAGAATCAAAATACCAAAGGTCAATGGGCGTGAGATTAAAATACAGTCGTCAAGTCCATTGGCTCAAGCACAACATCAACAAGATGTAGCAACTGTAGACAGATTTTTAGGTATGATACAAGGCAGAGTTGGTCCAGAACTAACTAATTTGATTGTAAATCAGATGGCAGTAGCCAAGTTTGTAGCTAAAAAACTAGGAATTCCTGAGAACTTAGTACGTTCAGAGGAAGAAATGCAACAAGCTGCACAACAAATGCAACAAATGATGCAACAACAACAACCAATGGAGGACGAAAATCCTCCTACATAGGAGATAAAATGGCAGAGAACAAGCCCAATACTCTAATAGGATTGGATGGTATGACCAGACAACCACAAGATGAGGAGAACTTAAATACTTTGTTTCACCAACTATTCACATCTAGTGGGGGTTCTGAAGCACTAAGGTACTTAAAATCAATGACAATCGAAGCAGTAGCAGGAGCAGGTATTTCTGATGCGGAGCTAAGACATCTTGAGGGACAAAGGTACATCGTAGGTTTAATCCAAAGACGAGTTAACAAAGGCGCAAGTCAAAAAATAATTTCGGAGAAATCAAATGGCTGAAGAACAAGCACAACAACAAGAAGAACAAGTAGAAGCACAAGCTGAACCTGAGCAACAAACTGAAGATGTTTCACGTGAAACATTAGATGCGAGTGATCGCCCAGAGTGGCTACCAGAAAAGTTTGGTTCACCTGAAGATATGGCTAAGTCATATGGTGAATTAGAAAAACTAATTGGTGGTAAAAAAGATGACTTTAAAGACATAATACTTACTGAACTAGCAGAAGAATCACGAGCTGAAGCACCAGAAACTGCAGAAGCATATGAACTTCCATCTCTAGTAGAGGGTATATCTGAAGAAATGGTCAACGAAAATCCACTAACTGAGTGGTGGAGAGGGCGTTGTCATGAAATTGGAGCTACTAATGAGGAGTTTCAAGATGGTATTAATCAATATATTGACAAGTTAATGCTACCAAATCAGCCTAATTTAGAGGGTGAAGTAGAAAAACTAGGAGAAAATGCTCAAGAAAGACTAGACCATGTAACTAATTTTGCACAAACATTCTTTAGTCCAGAGCAATTTGAGTTAGTTTCTGCTACTTTAGGCACTTCTGCAGAGGGTATTGAGGCATTAGAACGCATACAAGAAGCTACAAAGTCTGCAATGTCAAGGTCAAATGCTGTAGCACAGCCTGAAAAACAATTAAGTTTAGGCGAAGTTAGAGAAATGATGAAAGACAAAAGGTATTATGATCCACGCCATAAAGACGTTTCATATATCAAAAGAGTAGATGATGCTTTTGCAAGACTATACAGAGAATAAACTCTATGTAGAAAAGACTATCCCTGATCACTGCTTTTCTTTGTCAAAAAGATTGAAAAGAAGTGACAGGGAGGAAGTCGCCATAATGGGAAGCGATCCTTTGTTTGCAATGCTTTCAGCGTTTAGATATAAGTATAGGAAAGTAAGGTGTTATACTGTCATGTCAAACAATAAACCTTTAGCAATATTTGGTGTACTTCCTACTAAACAGAATCCAAGAAATGGAGCTGTTTGGTTTCTTTCTGCTGAATTAACTAAAGACCAATGGTCATACTTTTCTAAACGAAGTAAAAAATGGCTAAAGTTTTTACTAAATGATTTTGATTATGTGTTTAATATCGTACCAAAACATAACAAACGCACAGTAAAATGGCTTAAATGGTTAGGATTTAGTTTTAAAAAAGAAGAATTAGTTGTACATGACCTACAAATGTTGTATTTTTATAAGCATATACAAAGGGTATATAAAACTATACAGCCCGATTTAGAAGATATCGGTCCAGTTTGGGCAACCGAAGTAAGCTAAACAGGACAACTGTTAAATTAACGTATAACTTATAGGAGAGTGTTTAATGGCAACTCAAATATCGACTGCGTTTATTAAGCAGTTTGAATCCGAAGTGCATATGGCTTACCAACGCATGGGATCTAAACTGAAGAATACAGTACGCCAGTCAAATAACGTACAAGGTAGCCAAGCGAGATTCCAAAAAGTGGGTACAGGTTCTGCGTCTACAAAATCTAGACATGGTAACGTGCCAACAATGGAAGTAACACATTCAACTGTCGATGTTACACTTAGTGACTTCTATGCTGCCGATATGGTAGATACATTAGATGAGCTAAAAACTAACATTGATGAGAGACAAGTGTTGGCTCAATCGGCTGCTTCTGCATTAGGCAGAAAAATAGACCAATTAATTATAGATGTGCTAGATGCAGGTTCTAACTCGAACAATGTTGTTCATGGTAGTGCTGCGTTAACATTAGCAAAAGCATTAACTGTTTATGAAGCATTTGGTGAAGCTGATGTGCCAGACGATGGACAAAGATATTTTGTCGTATCACCGGCTGGTTGGGCAGATTTATTACAAATCGACCAATTCAGTAGATCAGAATACATTGGTGAGGGTGAATTACCTTACGCTGGTGGAATGACTGCTAAACGTTGGTTAGGGTTCTTATGGTTTACACATTCAGGACTATCGAAAGCTAGTACTACAAGAGACTGTCATGCGTATCACGCATCATCAGTAGGTCTTGCAAGTGGAGCTGATATTCGTACAGAAATGAATTATCTACCAGAGAAAGTAAGTAATTTAGTAACTTCATACTTTAGTGCAGGAGCTGTCATGATTGACAACGATGGTGCTATTGAATGTCAGATAACAGAATAAGGAGGATAACATGGCTTTAGACACAACTAACTTAAAAAAGGTAGCTGGAGCAGGCGATCAAAATCTCTTTATTTATAAGAGTACTGATGCCCCAGCAACTATTGCTGGTTCAGGTTACTTTAATTCAGTTACTACTGACTTAAAACAATTTGATATTATCCTAACTGTAGGTACCACTGGTGGTACTGCAACTGGTGATTTATTATTTGTAACGTCAGCAACTGGTGCAACAACTGTAACAACAACTAACGGAACATAACGTTCTAGGGGCTGGTTCTCATTTGCCAGCCCCACTTTAATTATGACAGATAGTAAATTCGATATATGTAGTCAGGCGTTAGTGTTAGTAGGAGCTAATACAATAAACTCGTTTGACGAAAATACAACTGAATCAAAAGTATCTGGACAACTTTACGAATCAACACTAGAAAATTTATTGACAAGATGTCGTTGGAGGTTTGCAAGCAAACAACAACAATTGTCAAAGTTAACTACAAACCCTTTAGGAAGATACGATTCTGCTTATCAAGTACCATCTGATGCGTTACAAATGCACACAGTATCATTGTCAGATTCTATAATAGAATATGATAGATATGGTAACGAAATATATGCTGATACTTCAGCATCAGATATACTAATAGCTGATTACACATTTCAGCCATCCGAAGCAGATTTTCCACCCTATTTTAAACAAGCCCTTGTATTTGAATTAGCGTCACTATTTGCTGGTGCTATTGCCAGAAATGATACTTTGTCACAATTGTATTCAAATAAAGCAACAATACAGCTAACTGTAGCAAAAGGACAAGATTCACAAGCACAAACAAACAGGCGCGTTAATGTGGATAGATTTAGAAATAGGAGGAATAGTGGTAGTCTTGGCACTGTCAAAACTACTGTATCTTCATAATGCCAAAAACAAGAATACATCAATCTAACTTTAGTGGTGGAGAAGTTGATCCAAACTTAATATCACGTAACGATTTAAAAGCATTTGATAAGTCTTTAGCAACGGCTAGAAATGTTATATGTCGTAATCAGGGAGCAGTAGAAAGACGGGGTGGTTCTTTTTTTAGAGCAGACTTAGGAGCAGAATCAAGGCTTGAACCATTTATATTTAGCGGATCGCAAGAATATATATTTGCTTTACAAAATACACAAGTAAAGATTTACTCAACAAATGGCACATTATTACAAACTATTACAGGTTGCCCTTGGACTACAGCTCAATTAAAAGATATTAACTTTACACAGCAAGGCGATACCATGATTCTAGTAAATGAAAACTGGATGCCAAGAATTATAAAACGTACTGGTGCTACAACATTTGCGTTATCAACATTTGCGTTTGATAGCGATTTATCTGGTAAAAGAATATATCAACCATATTTTAAGTTTGCACCAAGTACAGTAACCTTTGATGCAAGCTCATATTCAGCAGGTACTGGTAGAACAATTACAGCTAGTGCAGATTATTTTTCATCTGATTATGTTGGAACTACTGTAAAAATATATGGAACAGAAGCTACTGTAACTGGATATACTTCAGCGACTGTAGTTACAGTAACACTAAAAGATGATTTAGAAGTAGAATTAGATGAAGATCCATTTGCTACACAACAAGGTAGTGGTGTAGTAAAAGTTACACATGCACAACATGGACTAGCAACAGGTGCATCAGTAAATATATCTGGCTCAGAAGATATACTAGATACAGAAGATCCTCCAGTAGGACTAACGGGGGCTAATTTGACTGGTGACTTTACTATTACAGTAGTAGATGATAACCATTATGAAATAACAGCTAAAAATAGTGACACAGCTTCAGAATCACTAGATGGTGGTGGTGTTAGGGTTGTTGTAAAAACACATGCACCTACTAGAGATTGGCAAGAGCAAGTGTTATCAGATGTAAATGGATATCCAAAAGCCATAGCATTTCATGAACAAAGATTATTTTTAGGTGGTGTTACTAATTTACCAGATTTAATAGCTGGTTCTAAGACTTCAGATTTTTTTAACTTTGATGTAGGAGAAGCTAACGATTCAGATTCTGTACAAATACAAATAGCTTCAGATGAAATCAATGAGATAAGACATTTAATATCAGGCAAAGTATTAGAGGTATTAACGAATACAGCAGAGTTTTATTTGAAACCACCAATAGGAAAAGCTGTTACACCAACAGATATACAGCTTATTAGACAATCATCACTAGGTTGTCAACAACCTGCTAAAGCTAGAACATTTGATGGATCTACATTATTTGTGCAAACAAATGGTAAGACAGTAAGAGAATATACATTCAATACAAGTGCTGAAGAATTTACGTCAGCTCCTGTTTCTTTGTTATCAAGCCATTTAATATCATCTCCAATAGATGCAGATAGAATAAAAGCTATAGTTAATAGAGATGAACAGTTATATTTTTTAGTCAACACAGATGGAACAATGGCTGTTTATAGCTCGCAAAAGATACAAGAATTACAAGGATGGGTACTATGGGAAACAGATGGTGTTATACAATCAATTTGTTGTTTAACAGACTTTCCATATATAGCAGTAAAAAGAACAATAAATTCATCAGATGTTTATTATTTAGAACAATTATCATCTGATTCATTTGATGTACCAACTGATATGACTGTTACAAAAACTCTATCGGCTAGTTATCAACCTCATGGCTCCCCCCTTATTAATGGCTCGGTAACTAGCTCATCAACATTAATAGTAGATGGATTTTCTAATGCACCAAATATAGGAGAATCATTCCAGTTTGCAGGTACAGGTACTGTTTATAAAATAAATTCAGTTACAGCAACAGCAAATAGTGGAGAATATGTAATTGTTATTGACGCATCAGTTAGTCAATCAGATGGTGTTGAGTTAAGATTTACCACGTCTAGGACTTTTTCAGGATTGAATAGTTTACCAGATATGCGTGGTAAGGTTGTACATGCAACAGCAGGATCGACTGAGGGTGGTAACATAAACTACTTCGGTTCGGCTACAGTAACTTCTGGTGGCGTAGCAGTATTTGACACACCAGCATCAGCTGTTGACATAGGTTTAGATTTTACACTAACTATAAAAACATTGCCTATAAATGCAAAAGTACAGTCAAGAGGTACGCAGTCACCATTGATAGGAAATGCTACTAAGATTGCAAAAGCAATTATAGAATTATCTAATTCATATAATCTTCAAATAAATGGAAATGATTTATTAATTAATACTACATCTATTGACACGTCTAGCACGTTACCTAGTTATACAGGTAAGAAAGATGTATACTTTTTAGGATATAACAATGAGCCAAATATTGAGGTTACTCAGTCAGCGCCATTGCCATTAAGAATTTTAGGTATTACAGCGGAGGTATATTATTAATGTGTGATCCAGTAACA